GCCTCAAAACCATCGAGATTGGTGAGGTAGACGAAATCACTTTTTGCTCGAAGTGGTTTTATTCCGTCGACGGAACTGTTCAAGGCTTGACATATTCGAGAGATGTCAAGAAAATTCTCACACAGAAGCAGTTCTATAGCAAGAGCAACCAGCTCCTCCTCACCAACCCATACGTCCATAGAATGGCTATACTATAGGGTTTCCAGGTAGAGAAGATCACCCACCTCGTGGAAGACATGCTGGCCATCCAACTCTCGAAACTCCCCGTAGGTTACGTCCAACAGCAAGTGTATGAGCGTTCGCAGTTCATAAGATACGCACAATACGAGGAGGGGGATGGATACGAAATGGAACATTGGGTCAATCAGAAGTTAGGACTATCAATAGTCGATCTTCTTGAGTTGGACGATCTGAGTTAAGTCAGACTCAATGGTTCCCAGGGCAGCTATGAAGAAAGTAAGACCCTCATTGTTTTCCTTAAAAAATCAAGACATGGAAAGCAAAAGCACACTCCGCGAAGGAGTCACTCACAAGCGCGACAACATAAGCTCCGCTAAAAACAGAAATCCTAGACAGAAGCAAAGCTAGCACTGGAAGAAAAACGCAGACGCGTACTTGTCTACAAGAGACAAGCCAGAACGACAGGATTAAGACAGAAGGAAGTAGGGAACCAGACCCTAGAGAGCGGAACAGCCATAAAATCTAAACCAGATTTTGACTGCATGGGAAGCATTTACCGTAGCTAAGCACTACCCGGGTTAACTCGAGGTGCCATACATTGCCGGGATGAACATATCCCCTAACCCAACCAAGACGTTCTCCATCAATTACACGATGCCGTAAGCCTTCTCGATCTCCAGCAATCAGATGTAGAATCTGGGGACGGATGACTACCTTGTCCTTTTCTGGTCACCTGTGTGTACTCACATAGCATGGCCATTATATGGAGACAAGATGTCCGGTTTGGTAGCATTCCAAACCAACACAGTCAGCAATTCCTTCACTGGAGGAGTCTTTAGTAACCCCGTTTACTAAAAGACGATGACTGGTGTATATGGTGACAACCTCTAATCATTTGCAGAATCAGGTTTTGTATTCGCCGGCCAACTTGACGCAGTCCTCGAGGGACCACAAGTTTAGCAATCTGGCGCAATATATAGAGGAGCCATCACCCTAGGTAATCTATGTTCGAACACTTTCAACTACACGATATAGAACCTAATTTAGATATCAACCAAGCTAAGGTAAAATGATTCCAAAATTTTACTCACTTCATCAGTTATCAACAACTAGCTTGGAATGACGTCTAAGAGTCAACCATGGGACACATCGAATCAAAGCCCCCCAGACAATATGGACTAGGAGATAGTCGACTTTGTCGTTATTCATCGACCATTCGTGGGAATTGAATCCGGGGTTAACACCACATTCTCGATTGATGCTGTCATAAGAGGCAACATGATGTTTAGACCAAGAATTAGAGCCTCCCTTGCATATGGGCTATTCAACCAGAACCAGAACAAGTTCAAGCAAGGACACCCAGTAGACACACCCTTTTAACCTCACAAAGTATCCAAATGGAGTGGTCTCAAAGCCGCAATGAAAGCTATACTACCTTCGATCGGACAAGTAGCTGATTTAGCGCTTCCCGGATTTTCATCACTCGTGAAATCCGCAGGGAATCTCCTCCAAGAGCGGGACCCTGAACAATACCTGTGCAGAGACTTCATAGAACACCAACGTGATGAATTTGTAGAGCAACTCGCGACTCTACCAATTGCAACACTAGCCAAACCTCTGATGCAGCAAGTAGTCGACAGATACGACAGATTTCTCAAGTAACACACTGATTATTTGATCGCGCTATCTGACATACTCGACTTCGAAGCCCCGATGCCAACCCAACATGATAGGCTGGAGCTTCCCACGGATGTCTACAACGATATCCACCTTACTACCCAGCGAGCAC